CTACGACAACGCCTTTGAAGAGGCAGTCGGTGGTGGCATTGGCGCATGGCGCCTACGCACCGTCTACGAAGATGAAGAAGACCCAGAGGATGACCGCCAGCGCATCCGCATCGAACCTATCTTTGACGCCGACAGTTCGGTTTTCTTTGACTTAGGAGCAAAACGCCAAGACAAGTCCGACGCCAAGTTCTGCTTTGTGGTCACATCAATGACCCAGCAGGCGTACAAAGACACTTGGGGCGATGACCCAGCAAGCTGGCCAAAGATCATCCACCAGTACGAGTTTGATTGGTGCACGCCCGACGTGGTTTATGTAGCCGAGTATTACAAAGTCGAGGAAAAGACCGAAACAATCCGCATTTTCCAGAACATCACGGGCGAGGAAGAGCGCTATACCCAAGCCGACTTTGCCAATGACGAGATGCTGGAAGAAACCTTGGCAGCCGTCGGCACGATTGAGATTCGGCAAAAGAAGATCAAGACCAAGCGCGTGCGTAAGTACGTTATGTCTGGCGGCAGGGTTCTGGAAGACGCGGGTTACATCGCAGGCAAGTGCATTCCCATCGTGGTGGTATACGGCAAGCGCTGGTTTGTGGACAACATCGAGCGTTGCATGGGTCACGTTCGTCTGGCCAAAGATGCCCAGCGCCTCAAGAATATGCAGCTTTCCAAGCTGGGTGAGATCAGCGCATTGTCCAGCGTCGAGAAGCCTATCCTGCTGCCGGAGCAGGTCGCAGGCCACCAGGTAATGTGGGCAGAGGACAATCTCAAGGATTACCCTTACCTGCTGATTAACCCCATCACCGACCAGAACGGCAACCAAGCAGTAAGCGGCCCCGTGGCGTATACCAAAAGCCCACAGATTCCTCCGGCAATGGCTGCGCTGTTGCAGATCACCGAGTCCGATATGCAGGACATTCTGGGTAATCCAGCCGGTGCGGACAAGATGGTGAGCAATATCTCTGGCAAGGCCGTGGAGATGATTCAAGCCCGCGTCGATGGCCAGGCGTTCATTTACATGAGCAACTTTGCCAAGGGTATGAAACGCTGCGGTGAAATCTGGCTGTCAATGGCCAAAGACGTTTACACCGAAAGCAAACGCAAGATGAAAACCATCACGCCGACCGGTGAATCTGGAATGGTCGAGCTAATGCAGCCCACAATTAACCAAGAAACCGGCGCAATGGTTATTGCCAACGATATGACCGCCGCAACCTTTGACGTTGTTGCCGACGTTGGCCCGTCCAGTTCCAGCAAGAAACAAGCAACTGTTCGCGCCCTGACTGGAATGCTTAACATTACCCAAGACCCAGAAACAGCGCAGGTGCTGACCGCAATGGCCATGATGAACATGGAAGGCGAGGGACTGAGCGACACCAACGCCTACTTCCGCAAGAAACTGCTCCGCATGGGCGTGGTCAAGCCTACCGACACAGAATCCGAAGAACTTATGGCCGAGATGCAAGGCCAACCACAAGACCCGAACGCGATCTACCTGCAAGCCGCAGCAGAAGAAGCAATGGCAAAAGCAGCCAAAGCCCGTGCCGATACCGTGGAAACCGTGGCCAGCGCAGAACTGAAACGCGCCCAAACAGTTGAGACTTTGAGTAACGTGGACATGGATTCTCAAGACCATGCGTTAAAAATGATGGGCGAACTTGTACCGCCAGGGCAGTTTGAACCAACGCCAGGCACTACCGTGATTGTTGAACCAGGGGCTTAAACATGGCAGAAATTGCATCCACTGCGCAAGACCCCAGCCGCGACTTTATTCGGGCAACGCCTAGAAACCCCGTTCTAGGTTATTTGTCCGACTTGGCTGGTTCGTCATATTCTCCCCAGAGAACGCAGCAAATGCAAAGCGTTGCGCAATTCTTTAACGCTCCAGCAATCAGCCAAACGCTAAACCGCATGGCATATGGCGAACCATTGACCACAGGCGCAGGCGGCATTGGTGGAACAAGTAGATTGAGGCCAGAGGTCGCAGAGGCCGCAATGTCCGTCATGGATTTTTTACCGACAAGCGGAATCGCCAAAGGCGCAGCAATGGCCGCACCGATGGTCGCCGGTATGTTTATCGGTAAGAAAGCCGCAACATGGGACGCACTGGCCGCAGCCAAAGCCAAAATGTTGGCCGACATGGGAACAGACGCACGCACAATCTGGAAGGAAACCGGAACTTGGAAGGGGCCAGACGGAAAATGGCGGCAGGAGATCAGCGATCAATCGGCAAAACTTACTCTTGGACGTGGATCTCCAGATGAATATGGGGCAATACAAGCAAAAACATTTGAAGGTGCTCTAAAGCATCAGCAACTGAAAAGAGCATATCCAGAACTAAACAATGTGACTTTCCAGCATTGGCCAAACGAATCGTATCAAGGCGCTAATTTTGACCCATCAGAAATGATAGTAACGATGGGGCAAAAGGCAATGGAACCGCAAAGAGGTGTGGCGTTGCATGAATTGCAGCATATTATTCAAAGGAATGAAGGTTTTGCAAAAGGAGGAAGTCCATCCAATGTTCTCGATGAATATTATTCTGGGATCAACAAACAATTAAGTTCGTTGGTTAAAGAAATGGACTCATTACCTGAGTTTGAAAGAAAATTCGACCAAGCAAAACAGGCTGAATTCAATATATTGCAGTCAAAATACCAAGAATTGATGAATCAAAAACTATCTGCCAATGCAGAAGAGGCATATCAACGCCTTGCCGGAGAAGCCGAGGCCAGGGCTGTCCAATCGCGCATGAATATGACACCAGAGCAGCGTAGAGCTATGTTCCCAGAAGAGTCCTATGATGTGCCAATGAACGAACTAATTATTCGAGCAGATTGAAAAAAATCCAAAAAAAGAGATAATGCGAACAACGGCATCCACCCAGCCGTTCCAATGGGTGAGTTTGATGGGGTCAGAAGATGAACTTAAAGGCAGATGAAGGATACGAAAACGACGAAGAAGAAACCTTAGTTATTGAGGACGAAGATCAAAACTCAGAGCAAACCCTTGACGAAAACGTCAATTCTCAGAGCAATGACACCGAAGATGACGAAGGCGACAACAACGAAGTGATTGTGTCCATTGGTGAGGAAGCGCCACCTCCCGAGGAACAGACTCACGCGCCAGAATGGGTACGAGAGCTGCGTAAGACGAACCGAGAACTGCAACGCCAGAACCGTGAGCTACAAGGAAAGCTGCAAAGCACCGCACAGACTGAGACCAAGCCGGTCTTGCTGGGCAAGAAGCCAAGCCTTGAAGAGCACGATTATGACGCTGACAAGTTCGAGGTAGCACTAGCAGATTGGTTTGACCGGAAACGGCAGGCCGACGATGCAAACGCCAGGCAAGAAGCTGAAGTTATGAATCAGCAGAAAGCATGGCAATCTAAGCTGGACGGCTACGGCAAAGCGAAAGCTGAGTTGCGAGTCAAAGACTTTGAAGACGCCGAGGCAGTAGCCCAGGAACTATTCAACGTCACACAGCAAGGAGTAGTGCTGCAAGGTGCGGATAACCCCGCGCTTGTCATTTACGCGCTTGGTAAGAACCCGAAGAAGGCAAAAGAGCTTTCCGATATCAAAGACCCCGTAAAGTTTGCCTTTGCGGTAGCGAAACTGGAGAAAGAATTGAAAGTTACCAACCGTAAGGCAGCCCCGCCGCCCGAGAGAATCGTGTCAGGAACTGGCCGAGTATCTGGGGCGGTGGACTCAACCCTAGAACGGCTGCGAGAAGAAGCTGCAAAGACTGGGAATATGACTAAGGTCATTCAGTACAAGCAGCAGAAACGAACAGCATCCAAGTGATTTTTTACATAGGAGCTAATCATGGCTAATTCATTCAGCAAAGAAGAGCGCGTCGCGTTCGAAGATATCCTCGAAGGTTTCCAGGACTTGTTGGTTCTGTCTCGTCACGTTTCGGTCTACAACACAGACCAGACAATGATGGCCCGCACCAACAACGTGATCTGGCGTCCAATGCCTTACATGGCGCAGTCGATCAACAGCACGCCTGGCACGACCATCGCTGGTTCGTATCAGAACATGACCCAGTTGTCGGTTCCGTCTACCATCGGCTTTAGCAAGACCGTGCCTTGGACAATGACCACCCTTGATTTGCGTGACGCATTGCAAGAAGGTCGTTTGGGCGAGTCGGCCAAGCAGAAGTTGGCATCCGACATTAACGTGGCAATCATGAACACCGCTGCTGCTCAAGGCACTTTGGTTGTTCCAGTTTCCACCGCTGCCGGTGACTACGACGATGTGGCTTTGTGCGACAGCATCATGAACGAGCAGGGCGTGCCTGACTACGATCGTTTCTTGGGTCTTGCAAGCCGCGACTACAACGGTCTGGCTGGCAACTTGTCTCAAGCAAGCCGTTCGTTCGGTAACGCCAAGTCTGACAAGGCTTACGAGCGTAATTTTGTTGGCATGGTTGCAGGTTTCGACACCTACAAGTTTGACTACGCAAACCGCATCGCTGCTGCTGCTGGTGGTGTTACAACCATCGACACACAGAACGCCGCGCTGAACTACCTCGTGCCTCAAGCTACCTCCACTTCCGTGGGTGGCCAGATCAACGTTGATAACCGCTACCAGACCGTTACCGTGTCCAACACGGTGGGCGTTGTGGCTGGCGATGCCTTCACGATCGACGGCGTGGTTGCAGTGCATCACATCACCAAGCAGTCCACTGGCCAGCTCAAGACGTTCCGCGTCATCAGCGTGACCAACGGCACCCAAATGGTGATTAGCCCTGGAATTATCTCCAACCAAGTCGCCAGCGACGCTTCCGCACAGTACAAGAACGTTATCGTTACTCCTGCTGCTGCTGCGCCAATCAACTGGCTGAATACCGCCGCCTCGAACATCAACGTGTTCTGGCAGCGTGATTCGTTGGAAATCTTGCCTGGCCGCTATGCCGTTCCTTCCGATGCTGGCACCGCAGTGATGCGTGCTACCACCGACCAGGGCGTCGAGTTGGTGATGCAGAAGTTCTACGACATTGACAGCATGACTATCAAGTACCGCTTGGATACACTCTTCGGTGTGGTTAACAAGCAGCCTGAAATGTCCGGCATCTTGTTGTTCAACCAGCCCTAAGCTGTGAACTGATCGGGGGGCTTCGGCCCCCCTTTCTCCATTAAGGAAATCGCCATGCCAATGACCAAGGGTTATTCGAGCAAGTCCATCGGCAAGAACATTGCCAAAGAAATGAAGTCTGGAAAGCCTCAAAAGCAATCTGTCGCCATTGCGTTGTCCGTGGCTACCAAGGCAGCCAAAGCCGCAGGCAAGCCCAGCAAAGCACCAAAGAAAGCCATGAAATGAAAGCAGGACTCTACGCAAACATTGCCGCTAAACGCGAACGCATTGCTGAAGGCAGCAAAGAGAAAATGCGCAAGCCAGGCACCAAGGGCGCACCAACAGCAGCCGCATTCAAAGCAGCCGCCAAGACAGCCAAACCAATGAAAGCCAAAAAATGAGTTTGCTGCCCACAATGGTCTACCGCAGCCCAGGAATCTTCAAGAAACCAAACGGCGGAACTTACACTTACTTCCCAGTTGAAACTCAAGAACAACTTGATGAGATGCTTAGCGATGGATGGTTTAAAACTTCCGCTGAGGCGGTTGAGGCCGCAGGCGACAAAGCTACGCCAGCAATTAAGCCCAAGCCAAAGTGGGCCACCCCGCCAATAACCAAAAAGAAACTGGCAAAGCCATTGGATTGGCGTGAGCAAGTTAGGACTGCGCCTGTTGTTAAACCTGTCTCTGATGACGCAGCGCCCACCCGCGCAGAGTTGCAGGCCAAGGCTATTGAACTGCGCATTCAATTTGATGGTCGCACAAAAGATAAAAAACTGGGACAATTGATAGAAGACAAATTGTCTGAGAAAAAAGGGGAATAGCATGGGATGGACAAAGCGCCAATTCGTCACGCAAGCCTTTGAAGAAATTGGCCTTGCCTCCTATGTTTTTGACCTGACGCCGGAGCAGTTTCAATCCGCATTACGCAGGCTGGATACGATGATCGCCGCGTGGAATGCGCTCGGCATCCGACTTGGTTATCCACTTCCGTCCAGCCCACAGGACAGCGACCTTGACGAGCAGACCAATGTGCCTGACTCGGCGAATGAAGCCATTTACACAAACCTTGCGATCAAGATAGCACCAGGCTACGGCAAGCAGGTTATGTCCGACACCAAGACCACGGCCAAAGAATCGTACAGCACGCTTTTGTCCCGCGCAGCAATGCCGATGGAGCAGCAGATGCCAGGCACGATGCCAGCAGGCGCAGGCAATAAGCCTTGGCGCGTCTACGATGACCCCTTCCTGCAACGCCCATACGATCCAGTCCTTGCCGGTCAAGACGGCGCAATCGAATACAACTGAGGAACCTAGTATGCCAACCATCAATCAGCTATCAAGCATCAGCCAAGTCTCTGGCGCAGACCAGATTCCGGTCTACAACACCAACAACGGCGACGCTCGAAAAATGTCAATTAGCGCTTTACTGCAATACTTTCAAACAGTTTTTGCATCGCCAGAGGTTTCAACAAACCTGTACGTTCCAAGCACCGGCTTTAACATTACCGTGCCCACGCCGGTAAGCGAACAACAATGGATGCTCTTACAGCCCGCTGGCGCTTTGGCTTCTGGAACTGTCACCCTACCGCTAAACACCGGAACGCCAGACGGCACTCAGGTGCTTATCACCACAACGCAGCAAATCGTGAGTTTCACCTTGGCGCTTAATGGCGCAGCCGCAGGCTTTGGGTTTCCGTCTTCGCTTGACGCCGGAGCAGGCATTACCTTGCGCTTCTACCAAGCGACAAACTCTTGGTACAACATCAGCGCCGAATTCTCGGCAACAAGTTTGCCCAGCCTAAC